GCAGCTACTTCTCCACCTTTCATCGATTTTTTCGATTTTCTCGATTTGCGGCGTTTGCCTCCTTCTTGGGCAGCAGCTACTTCACCACCTTTCATCGATTTTTTCGATTTTCTCGATTTGCGGCGTTTGCCTCCTTCTTGGGCAGCAGCTACTTCACCACCTTTCATCGATTTTTTCGATTTTCTCGATTTGCGGCGTTTGCCTCCTTCTTGGGCAGCAGCTACTTCACCACCTTTCATCGATTTTTTGGATTTTCTCGATTTGCGGCGTTTGCCTCCTTCTTGAGCAGCTACATTACCGCCTTTCATCGATTTTTTCGATTTTCTCGATTTGCGGCGTTTGCCACCTTCTTGACCACTAGAAACGTTATTAACAGCATTTTGTAACGCGTTAATAATACTATTTACTTCATTTTGATCAGCAGAATCTTGCAAGTTATTCATTGTATATAAAAATAGAATAGAAAATAAAAATTAAATTGTCGACTATATTTTTTTCTAACTTAAAAACAATTTTTTACATAATAATTATGGCAAATTATTATCCTATTGAATTCTTACCAGAAAATTTAGATATAAATGAACCAAACACAAAAAATTATTTACGAAATAATCTTTCTTATTCTGAATCTGCAAACAATAATACTGATATTGTAGATAATAATTATGGTAAAAAACAATCATATGTTGCATCTTCAATTCTTAATGATACAAACATTAATAATAATGAACGTTTAACAAATAAATCCGATAATATTAAAACTACAAATATAATAAATAAAAATACAACACGTTCTACAAAAATTAATATTGATAGTCGTTTAAGAAATATACAACCTACAAATGTATTAGAATCAAAATTAAATAATTTACAAAATTGTTTATTTTTTACAACAAATTCAAACATTATACTTATATATCATCCAAATCATCAATACTCATTAGATGATAATATTGTATTAGAATATGCAACTGGAACAGATGTTAAAATAAAAAAAGGTATTGTTTTTGAAAAAAATTCTAATTTTGCAAAAATTTTACATCCTAATCATGGTATGATTAATAATAATTCGTATGATATAATTATTTCAAATGTAGTTGGTAATACAAATTCTGGTACATATCTATTAAATATACCGATAAACATGATAAATAGAAAACAAAAAGTATATTTTACTAGATCAGATACAGATATTTTTAATCCAAATTATTACTATATTCAATTAGATATTAATGCAAATGCAGAATACACATACGAATATTCATGTAATATTCAATATTTACATATTCGAGGTATACCATTAAATGAAATAAATGCAAACTATCCTATTACATCTGATAGATTATCTGGATATCATACAATTATAAATATAATAAATAATAATTTTTATCAAATACAAGTAACAACTTTAGCAGATAGTTCAACTAGTACATATAATCCTAGTTTTTATAGTAATGTACCTACAGGAGATGGTAATAATGTTTTAATTGTTAAAACAATAAATACAATAAAAGGGTATCCGAATAATAATAATTATATTATTAATTTACAACGAAATTTTTATCATGTTTCACAAATTAATTTATTAAATACAGTATTTCCAATAACTGAAAAAATTATTAAAGCAACACCCATATCTAAACAAAATAATCTTTTTTATTGGCAAAATTTAGCAGATGGAAATACAATATATAATATTGAAATTCCAACAGGAAATTATGATATTAATCAATTACAAGTAGAATTAAAAACCCAAATAGAAAAAACAATAAGACCTAACATTGAAACAATTCTAGTTAATAATATTTATACATACAATACAAATAAAACAATTATTAGTATTGATTCTGTAAAAAATAGTTTTACTATTGAATTTTATCAACAAGTTATTTTAAAAAATGCAATCGTTAAATCAACCTTATTATATGATGATGGTTTTACTCGAATAATTATTAATTTTATAAATCATAACTTAGTACAAGGTAATAAAATTATTCTATCAAATGTACTTTCTACAGGAAATATACCTGATACATATCTAAATGGTACATTTAATATTGAATCTATTATTGATGATAATAATTTTATAATCAAATTAGATAGATATAATGATATTGATACATCAAATACAAGTAACAATAATATTAACGGTGGTAGTGCAATATATTTATCACATCCAATAAAATCACGATTATTATTCAATTATCCAAATACAATAGGAAATATATTAGGATTTACAAATGTTGGTGCACCTGATAGTATCACATCATATAATTATATTTTAAATAATTATGATTTATATGATATAGATGTACAAGTTAATAGTTTAGGAATTGTAACACAACCAAGAATAGATACTAGAATCTTAAATGTTAATCCAAATAATTATATATTAATATTAACTGATTTACCATTTAATGATCAAATCAATTTATTTAATACATCAACATATTTATTTGCAAAATTAATGTTAGCAAACAATGTTGATAATTATGTATATGATCAATTTATTCAAATAGGTAGTACATTTCAAGAACCAATTTCAACATTATCAAATATTACATTTTCATTTTATGATGCAAACAATCAATTATACGACTTTAATAATATAGAACATTCTTTTACAATTGAAATAATTGAACAGTTAGATTCTTTTATATCAAATAACGTATCAAATACTGGATAATATAAATTTTTATTTATTATTTTATAAATAAAAATTATTATATTTTTAATAATGAATATCGTGTATGATTAAAAATAAATTTTATATGATTTTGATATAAATTATTATAATAATTTGATATCTTATCTAAGTATGCGATTAATTTAACTTTAAACATTTCATCATATACATCTAAAAATTGTTTTGATGTATAATTTGCAGAATAATTTTTTAATCTATTCATAAAAACATTACTTAAATTTGTAACTACATCATTCATTGATATTTTTTCTTCATCTATTTGTCTAATATCTACTTGTAATATTTTATTTATTATATTATCAATTAATATTACTATTATATATTCTAATTGCGTATAATCCATTATATCATCCATCATTGTTCCTGCATATAAATTAAAAAATTTTTTTAATGTAGGAATAATAATTTCTTTGAATACATCTTTTAATTTACTTTTTATATTATCTGTAATATATTTTGTTGTTATATTACGTGTTACAGCAATATCATTAATGATCCGATATTTACTACTATTTTTAAATACAATTGGTATTGGAATATCTATATTATCTATTTCTAATATTTTATTATCTTTTATTTTAAACATGCCTAATTCATTGCTTATTATATCTTGATTATATTTATCAATTAAAAATTTTAAATTATTTTTAAATTTTTCTTCATGTTTTCGTAAATAATATGTAAGATCAATCGGTTTTATTTTATCAAAATCAGATGTTTTATCATTTAAATATTTTAATATTTCTTTATCACCTAACCTAAATAAAATTTCTTGGTATTCTTTTGCTTTGATATATTTATTTTTTCGTATTAATTTAATTAATTCAATGTTATTTTTTAAACATGTAAATAATTCAACATCAATTGGTGTATAATCAATATAATTTTCATCAAGATAATATTTTTGTAATGGTATTTTTGGTACATTTTCTACTTCGTTCGTATTAAATTGTTTTAATGCATCTATTATTATATTTTCCAATTCTTTATCCGTAGTGTTATATATAACTTTTTGTAATTCTTTATTTATAATACGTTCGGATGTTTTATTTACAATAATTTCTATTATTTCTTTGTAACATGTATTTATAATATCATGAAATGTACGGAATGTTAACTCATCATTTACATTAATTTTTAAATTTTTATTTTTATATTTATCACGTATTTTATTATATTCATTTGTAGTTGTCATTTCATCATATACACTATTATAAAAAATCATACTCATAAATTGTATATAATTATAATTTAATTCTCCACTTGGTAATATTTGGTAATTATCTTTTTTACATGCATTTTGATCATCTTCTATGTTTTCACGAGTATTTGTATTAATATTATAATAATTAACAATTTGGTTTGGAGAACAAACTTTTAATTTTTTATTTGAATAAAATTCATTAATATTATCAGTATTCTCTACTAATAATATATTATCGTTTAATAAATATTCTTCTTTTTTCTTAATAAAAGAATTATACAACATACACATATTTGATGTATTATTAATATCAATTATAAACATATTATATTTTTTTATATTTTTTGGATACACTTCTTCTATATTTTTATCAAATATTCGTTTTAATTTATTTATTTCCTGATTAAAGTTATCGATTAGTTTTACATCACGAGGTGGTAATCGATTTTTGATATTTTCTATTTTATCACTCTTTTCATTTGTATATATACTATCGGAAATAGTCTCTAATTTTTTAATATATTCATTATAATAACTTAATATATTTTTATAATTCTCTAATATATTATCATCTTTTAATTTTAATATATTATCAATTGATGGAAAATTAATTCTATAAAAAGGATAGTCATCATCACGAAGATCAGGTAATAATTGGTTAATATTCATCCAAATTTTATTAATATTTTTTATACAATTATTTATTTCATTATAATCATCTTGAATATAATTAAAAACTTCTTCAGACTCTTTTTTATACTTGTCAATTAATTTTTGTTTAATATTTGATGTATATTGACCAAATGTAATATTATCTTTTTTAATTGTTTTATAATCATCCTTAATTAATAAAGTATTATCTATTTGTTTTATTTTAGGAATATCAGTTTTATAATTTATATAATTTTTAATATTATCTTTCAATCTTTTTTGTATATCAGTAAATTTAAATATTAAATCATTATTATCTGATTTTAAAGATTTATATAATTCAGATATCATATTTTGTGTAAATTTTTTATAACTATTTTCAAATGGAGGTAAAATTGTATTAACATTATCTTTTGATACAAAGAATGTTTTTTTTACTTGATAATCATTCATATCATAATATTCGATTGATTCATTTTCAATATTGTTAAAATATTTTATTAGATTTTCTATTACCTTTTCTGTAGACTTTAAATCATATATTTTTTCTTTGAAATCTTTTTGTATATCAGGTATTTTTAAATATGTATATACATATTTATTACTAATATTGATATCATTTAAATTACATTTATTTGTAGATGGGATTAACACTGTAGTAATTAAATCAAAACCAATTGGTAATTTAATATTTAGATTTGCACCACTATCTATTAATAATTTAGTAATTTCAAATAATTGATTTTTAATTGAATAATATATTGCTGATAAATTACGTTCATCTAATGCATTAATATATGCTCCTTTTTTTATCAATAATTCAATTATATTTTTTTTTTGAATTTCTGTCATATCAGAATTTATTATTCGATGTAAATATAAATTTTTATCATGGGATAAACGTATGTTTAATGTTTCTAATTTATCTTTTAATAATCCATAATTACCTCCATCTACTAAAGTAAATATTTCATCTTTATAATTACTAGGAACAATATTTGGAACATAAACTATTTCTTGTACAAATTTTTTACTCATAAAAAAAGAATATATTTTTTTATTAATAAATATATACTTAAAAAATATAATATATATAATCATATGAGTTATTATTTTCGACCTCCAAACTCTAGAGAACAAAATTTATTTATTATTCGATTTTCTGTTGATAATCTAGATATTACTAATTTTGTACCTGTTGATAATCAATATGAATTATTACCTGGAGCATATTCATCTCCTGCATTAGTATTTTTACCTGCTGGTTTATATTTAAGATATGATACAAATAATTCATATTTTATTGTTGATTATACAAATGCTAAATATGAAATTGCTCCAACAGCAAGTATTCAAATTAATGCAGGTGATAATACATTAGGATATACTACTGTAATTAAAAGTGTTAGTAAAACACAAGCATTATTTTATATATATTATCCAACAATATCAAATGGTGAAATCATTCAAAATCCAGCAACTCTTTCCCCAGATTATCTAGGAAATAATCTTCAAGATATTGGTTTACAAATACAAATAATAGGTAGAACTACAACTGGACCTACATTTGCAATTGCAAATCAAGGATGGACATATGTAGAATCAACGAATGTTAATGATGATAAAATATATTCATCTATGAATGTAGGAACAAATGGAGTATTACCTCCATTTGGATTAACTATTGGTGGATCATTTGGATATATGGGAAGTGGATCAGGAAATAATACAACATTAACAAATTATACACCAATAGATGTATTTAATAATCTAAATAATTATAATTTATTTCCAATTGTACTCTCAGCTAATTCTACATTTTCATTTCCTGCATTTGATTCAACGAAAAATATTGGTCAAGAAGTTATATTTATAATTAGTGAAAATCCAAATAATTATACCCTAACAATTAATTATACATTAACAATTAATCAAACACCTGTTCAATATTCAACTATATTACAAGATATAGGTGATAGTGCTAAATTTATTGGATTATCTTCTCAATCAGGTAGTAATGCGTTATCTCAATGGGTTAAAGTAAATAATATATAAATTACATTAATTTTATCATATTAATTATAATATGATAAAAATATATTTTTATTAATTTGCAGATTGAAGATCTACACCAATATTATTAAATTTACCTACAGTCATTGAAATAGGTTCAGAATATCCATCAACTTCGGACGAGGTTGGAGCAGATACATATATATTTTGGCTTGAATTAATTGGTAATGTAAATTGATTACCTTGATTATTATATTTACATTTATAATTATTTTCGATATTGCCAATATTTGAAGATATTAAACTTGTTGCATTTGTAATTAAATAATTGCGAAAATCATTATTATTAGTAATGTTATTTTGTTTCATAATATTAAATTGTAATGCATCACGGTCTCGAAATTCTGTAAAAAAACGTCCATCAACTAAAGCAGGGCAATTACAGCAATCACCAAATTTAGAATTCATATACTACAAATAGAAAATTTTCATTTGGATAATTAGAATTATTTCTATTATTTAAATAATTTAAATTACTAGATATTATTTGATTACTAAATATTCTTTGATTACTAGATAATATTTGATTTCCAGACATTACTTGACTACTAGTGAATATTTGATTACTAGTTAATATTTGATTACCTGATATTATTTGATTACTAGATAAATTATTTACGAATGACCTAGTAAATTTTGCACCAATTGTTCCTTTTTCTTGGGTTTGTTGGAATGTGTTAGAGAAATATTCTTTTTTTTGGCTAAAGTTTTTAAATCCGATAATTTCATTTTCAATAACTCTTCTTCTTTTTTTTTTAAATCTATTTCTTTATTTTCTATAATTTCAGTATCTAATAGTTTTATTGGTGAATTATTTAATATTTCAAATAATTCATTATTCGAATTTGTTTCTGTATTAATTAATTCTTGACTTGCTGTTTTATTATTGTCTTCATTAACTTCTGAATTTATTTCAGTTTCTAATTCAGTATTCACTTCCTCATTTTTATTTTCTTGAACTGTATTTACTATTAATGATTCTTTTAATTGCTCTACCATGTCTGAAATTATATCTTTGCTTTCATAATTTTCGGTAATTTGAGATGACGAATTGGGAGTATTTGTTTGTTTAATATCAATAATATTATTATTTGTAGATTGATTTTCTACTTTATTAAATAACGTTGGTATATTATATTCATGTGTATCTGTTTCTAATTCTAATTCTTCTTCTATATTATTTTTTTTTGATTCTTCATTTTTTGATTCTTCATTTTTTAATTCTTCATTATTTGAATATGTAATAATATTCTTATCTTTATCTTCTTCATTTGTCATCATATATTTGAATATAGATTGTGAAAAATTATCTAATATATTTATTTTTTCTTCTAAATTATTAATTCTTTGACTTACAGTATATACTCGATACAATAATACTAATGTTAGTGTTATGCTGCATACTAATAACGTATCTTTAATCATATTATTATGTAGTAAAATAATATATTATTTTAAACACATATTTCTTTATAATAACGTAATTATATTATTATAAATAAATTTATTGTCGTAAATATTTTTACATATAAATAAAATTATAATAAATATATAATAAATATATCATCATTGATATTAATATATATTTATTATAATATTTAATAGTATATGCATTGTTCTCTATTTTATTTTTATTATATATAATTTCACTTATCATTACAACTGTTTGTTTAATATCATTTTTATATTTATTTTCTATATCAATTATATCAGATATTGATTTAGTATTTAATTCATTTATTTTAATCCTAACTTCTTCTTTTGTATATAATTTTGATTTATTTATATTAAAATTACTGGCATTTAATCTTATCCATGATTCACCTGTAATAAATTGATATGATATATTAGGTTCACGATAACAACTTATTATAACTATATATATATTTTTTGCAATTTCTACAAAATTAACTTTAAGTGTATTTGGATCTATTTTTTCACCATCTGATTTATATAATATAGTATATAATCTATCAACAAATAATGAAATATTATCTTTATCTAATTCATTTAATTTACAACCAACTATAGTACAATCATTTAATATACCATATACAATATATCCACCTGATGTATTTAAAAATGCACAAATTGTTTCTCGATATTTTGAAAATTGGTTATTATGAAATGATTTTTTATATTCTATTTCGGATCCTTCATTAATATTAATAATATCATTTAATAAAAATGTAGTTGGTAATTTTACAGATGGTTCTGATAAAACTGCCATTTAATTGAATAATGTAAGAATATTATCAATAATCATATTATTTATCAATTTTTATATTAATAAATATATAGTAAAATAATCTATATTCTTAATTTTTATTATTTTTATTATGTATAATATACATAACCAATATCAAAAATATTAATATAGTTAATATTATTTGTACAATTATTAATATTAAAAAATACATTTTTAATTCAAAAATTGTATTATTTACAGGTTTATACACATAATTTTCTATTATTTTTTTATTATCTTCATCGTGAATTTCCGCTAAACACTTTTTCCAAACTTCATTTGCAAGTTGTTTAAACATTAATATTATTTTTTATTTATTTTTTCTAAAATAAACATATATAATATGGCCGAACAAAATCCTACAAATTCTTTATCTAATAATATTACTGCTTTTTTCAAAAATACAACTAATGTAAAAAAATTATTATTTTTTGTAATTATCATTCTATTTCTAGGTCTTTTAATTAATATGTTCTCTGCATTTACATCTAAATATAATAATGTAACAAACCATTCTAATAAAAAAATAGAAAAATTATCAAATGATGATGAATCAAATGATGAAGAATCGAATGAAGAAGAATCGAATGAAGATCAGCCAAATAATGTACATACAATTAATCTAGATCCTAAAAAAGTTAATGTAACATTATTTTTTGCAGAATGGTGTGGACATTGTAAAGAATTTAAAAAGAAATCTTGGGGTAAATTAAATAAAAAATATAAAACTAGTTCTATTGCTGTATTACATGAATTAGATTGTTCAGAAATTAAAACAGCAATTAGTACTCCCGGTGGTAAACCAATTGAAGGATTTCCTACTCTAATAATAAACTATATTAATGAAAATGGCGAACCTGTAGAAGAAGAATATCGCGGCAGTAGATCATATGATGCAATTGTAGAACATATTACAAATTTATCTGCAAAATTACAAAAATAATTATAAAATAGTATAATTTAATAAATGTAATACAATTTGATAGGTTTTATCTTTACTGTTAAATTTAATTTTATCAATTTCAAATTCAATTGATAATTTTACATCTGGTTCTATAACCACATCATTATTTACTTTAAATTGTAAAAATTGTTTAGTTTTAAATATAATATTTGATTTTAATTCATATGATTTAATATCAGGTATATCTTGTAAATTTGTTTTAATATATTCATTAATTTCAGTTTCCATATTGTATATATCATTTCCAATGTTTAATACATTTAAATAATTTGTTTGAAAAAATCTTTTAGTACCTTGAAAACAAGTTGATTGTAAAGTAAATTTTATTTTATTTTGATTTTTTAGTATTAAGTATTCATTTTTATTTAGTTTACCTAAATAGTATGTATTGGTTGACATATTAGTTATAATTCATATTTTTTATATCAAAAACATGAATTATATTAGTTTCGGCTACGTCTACTAGATTTTGTTTTCGTAGATTTTTTTGTTTTTTTTGGTTTCTCTTCAGATTTTTCTTCTGATTTTTCTTCAGAATTGTCATCTGATTTTTCACTTAATCTTTGTTTACGTTCTTTATCTTTGTCTTCAATTATTTTCATAATACTATCTAATTTATTTGCAAATTCATCTATAAAATTTTCACTTTTAATTAATGCTAACATTAATTTTGCACGTTCTAATCCTGATGAATCTTTGTGTTTTTCTTTAATGTGTCTATATGCAAGAGATCTATACGCACGTGCTTCTAAAGGTGATAATTTTAAATCATCTTTTAGATAATCAAGTGATTCTTCAAAATATATATCTGCAGGTGATTGTTTGTGTTCTTTACCACCATACATTTCGGATTGTTCTGACATATTTGATTCTGAATTTTCTTGTATATTATTTACACTTCTAAATCCTTTTACTATATTATTTTTACCTCCATTTTGCATAAAACTATCAAATGTTTCTGTTGCTAATAAATCATTTCTTGAAAGAATATTAAAAGTATTTTTATTACCTCCGTCTTGATTAAAATTCTCAAATGTTTCTGTTTCTAAAAATTTATTTCTTGAAGGAATATTAATATTATTACCTCCATTTTGCATAAAACTATCAAATGTTTCTGTTGCTAATAAATCATTTCTAGATGGAATCATATTATTTAACATATTTATATATATATTATATAAATAAAAATATATAATATATGAATATTTTATTTATTATAAAATATTTTATTTTCCATATATATATAATATGAGTACAAATGATATTTCTACTATCATGGATTATATTAAATGCATGGTTAAAGAATTAGATGAATCACAAAAATCATATCCTGTTGATGTTAAATTTACAAATAATACACAAAAAGGAATAAGAGGAGATATATTAAAATTTTTAAAATTACAATGTTCACATGATCTAGATAAAAAAAATTCATCATGTGAAATTAAACCAGCTGCAAAAGTTGCCACGGCTAAAGCTAAAGCTGCTGCTCAAGAAAAAGTTGCAGCGGAAGCTGCTGCTGATGCAAGAGCTGCTGCTGAAGCTGCTGCTGAAGCTAAAGCACAAGCTGCTGCCAAAAAAGATGATGCCAAAAAAGCTGCTGAAGCACAAGCTGCTGCTAAAAAAGCTAAACTTGCTGCCGAAGCTGCTGCAGAAGCTTTGGCTGATGCTGCCAGAGCTGCTGCAGCTGCCGAAGCTGCCGAAGCTG